AGACACCCGCATTTGTTTCAGGCTTGGTTTGAGACTTGACCCCTTCGGTTATCCGATTGTAGACTTGCGACTCGGGATTCGTGGCATGATTGCCAACCTATTCTTCGTCGCGGGTTGTGTTGTGGGCTTTCCGGCTGGCTTCGTGATGATGCGCCGGTGGCTTGCGAAACGATCCATTAAATCGCAGCGGGTAACTCCGCGGCGTCGACCCTATCGGACCGATTTGAATTTGTTCAAACCGTTGGGTCGTCCTCCGTTTTTGGCGGACACTATGTTCGGCCCGTGGTCTATGAAGATTGGAGCAGTCTCCGCATACTGGTTTACGGCCTTTATCGAAGTTTTCCTGCCCTTCTTCCACGTGCTTGACGCCCCTCGTGATCCTCGTGCTCCTTGCCCGCGTGGCGTGGCGCAGATGTTTCAACCCCCGACCGCTTTCCCCGCGCAGTGGCTTCACCCGATTTATTCGTGGTGGCACGGTGGGTATCGCGTTCTGTGGTGGCGGGTGTGTTCGCACTTCGCGTTGACCTTCTCGTTCTGGAATTTCGCCATTCGTAACGGCTTAATCTGGGCTTGGCCGTTGTCGGCCTTGTCGAGAAACTTTGGCATGACTCTCAGTTCCGATGTTTATTCGGACCTCTTGTTTGTCGTGTCGCTGTATTGGTTCACGTACCGGTTGTATGAATTCTTGTATTGTGGCATCTTTCGTTCCCCCATGGTGGAGGATTTTCCGATTGGTGATTATGGGACGTTCCGGACTCGCATCCGGGATATAACCATACCTAATGCAACCATTCATGCAGTACATCACTCACACCCTCACGCTGGCGCAGTTCGCAACAACGCCGACGTAGCGATCAACAATTTCATTGTGTTGAATGGGTATGAGCCTTACTCAGTCCAAATGTCCGCGCGTGATGTCACCGCCGGCATTAAGGGGAGCTTGCAACATTTGTGGGAAGTTGATACCCACATGCCGGAGCGTCATGATGCCATACGCCCGAGCAATGTGTTCAAGATGGTCAACGTGGACTATTACGTTGACTGGACTCAGTATTTATGGATGGCACAGCCGTTCATGTTGTACACCTTTACACCAAAAGATCCATGTGGCACCCATGAGGAAGTGCAATGGACTACCAATGAGGACGATACCATATCCATGGATGTGGCAGGCGGCGCGAAATTCCGCCATCGTCTCTGGGATTATAACGTCGACATGATCAGTTGCGTTTATCCCGGCGTTAAGATTGTCTACTCTGTGGAGAGTGTGGCAGTCAACGAACATTGGTCAATTGTGTTGATCACACCCAAATCGGTCACCACGGCCTCTGACCAGGCCGTTGTGTGTTGCAGCTTGCGTCGTATGCGGTTGTACCACGAGGTTGACTCGATGGGTGGTGATCGCCGCGGATCCGCCATGATACGTCATGCTGGCGGCTCCGCGGTGTTGTCACTCGGGATTCCTGGGACGTTTGCTTCTATTCGTCTGTCCGCTGGCCTACAATCTATTTTGGTTGCCCGCGTTGGAATTGCTAAGCTTGCCATTCACGACCTTGTCGTATTGCTTGCCCCCGAGTTCGGGAATGATACTCGCCTGGCCCAGGCCGTAATATGGGCTGCCTATCCATGCCAACTGCCCATGGACATTTCGTGGCACACGCCGTTTGTGAAGCGTGACCTCGAGGTGGCGTATAGGAAGGTATCTTCCCCCCAGCTTGTTCCATTGGAAAAGCTCACCGGTACGGTGATTGCCCCCCCGGTCGTACCCAACACGTTCCTGCCCGTCCGCTCTCGAGCGAATGAGTTATGGACGTTGGATCAGCGACTGGATGCGGTGCGCAACGAGCAGGTGAAGTTTATGCCAAAATATGAGGGTTATGCCGCTGAGTTCGCGCGGTTATTGATCCCCATGGAGCATTCGCTGTTTCCCGTTTCCGTTTCGGATGTGATCGCGGCGCAAACCCGACCATCCCAGCGGAAGAACAATTCGCTGGCCGCACCTTGGCTGGCGGAGATGTTGGCGAACCCGGAGTTGGTCGTCAAGTCTTTCCAAAAGTCCGAAGCCTACCCTAAGATGGCGGACCCTAGGAACATCTCCACGTTACCTACGTGGCATTGTTTGTTGTATTCTCGATTCACGTTGGCTATTGCCGCGCACCTTAAGACCAATGCAAATTGGTACGCGTTCGGAAAACATCCGGACCGGGTTGCTGAGGCAGTCAATGAGCTGGCTTGTCGTTCGACCACCTTAACGGAGACGGATTTCTCCCGGTTCGACGGCACCCATAGCCATGCTCTGTACGCGATGGAGAAAGCGTTCTTGTTGCGCGCTTTCCCGACTTCGGAACACGGCGTGTTGCGCCAAGTGCATGATGCTATGACCTCAGCGATGGGTCGCACCGGCACTGGAGCACGCTATGATCCCGATGGTTCGAGGTTGTCCGGATCGGCCGATACGTCGGTTATGAATTCGGTGAATAATGCGTTTGTCGCCTACTGCGTTTATCGGCAGATGGGTTTGTCTGAGAGCCTTGCTTATGCGAAGCTGGGCATTTACGGTGGGGATGATGGGATCTCACCGGATGCAGACGAAAAGACTTACGCACGGGTCGTCGAGGACTTGGGGTTACGCCTCAAAGCCATGTGCCGTCCGGCCTGGCGCCTCGTCACCTTTTTGGGTCGTTATTATCCTAGGCCTACAGCTGCTCCCCAGCACATGGCGGATGTACTCCGTCAGCTGAGTAAGTTGCATGTGGCCACTACCCGTGACCGGTTGTTGATCCCGTACGCCTTGTACAATAAGGCGTTAGGGCACTTGGTCACGGATCCCACCACCCCCATTTTGTCAGATTGGGCGCGGATGGTGGTAAGGTTAACGCCCGCCGAACTGCGAGTGCAGGATGCGAAGTTGCAATCGTATGCCTCGTTGGAGTTCGGAGCGAACCGCGGTGCCCCCCCGCGTGAAGTGATGTTGGAGGTCATGGTTGAAGCTCTTGGCGTTAGTACAGCGCATATTGAGTCTTACTGTGAGCATTTGCGGACGTTGGTCCGCATTGAGGATTTGCGTCCCCTTCTCACCCCGCCCACGGTTATCCCCCCGCCCAATGTGTTGGTGGGGAACCGTATGGGCGTCATTACGGCCCCCGTTATATCCCACTGCAGCCGAGGCTGCGGTGAGGGCGCATGCGAGCACCGGGAGTCGAAGCATCAGAGCGATCTTGGCGCAGACCAAGAGATCGTTTGTCGTGCATGCAGCAAGACATTCGTATACACCGCCATCGAGGCGCGTAAGTCCCTAGCAAAGTATGGGGACCAAACGCCGCCGAAATCATGTAAGCCATGTCGTGATTTGCGGAAGGCTGGACTACCGAAACCCGTACGAACGAGTTCTCAGTCCAGCGTTTCGCCCACACCAATCGTTGAACCATCCCAGGTCACCAATTTGGTTCCCCAAGTTCCCTCCAACATACCGGTTCGCCGGAGTGCCTCGGCCCGTAAGCGGGAACGAGAGCATCACCTTGGAGATGACTCCAAGAGGCAGAGTCCACGGTTGAACGAGCCGGTCTCGCCCCTTTCCCCGACAGCGGTGTCGCCCACAAATTAATTAAAACGTTCATTGAGAGTTTGCGAATCTCTCAGTAAAATCGCCATGTTAGCCCCGTGCATGCATTCACGGAGCGATTCTTTGCCGTTCTTTTAAAAGAAGCGGACTCCCTTCGATGGGCGCCTTGTAGGGCTGCTAATTAAAC